TTTGGGTCTTTGTCAGATTTGCGAATGTATGTGGGTGGCAAAAAAAATAATACAGAAACCTTTACTGGTAAAATATACAAAATAGGTTTTTGTACTAAATATAATTTTCAAAAAATTAGATCACTATTTAATGAACTTGGGGTTCCAGTTTGGAATGAAGATTTATTTGCTGTTTATCAAAACAATCAACTAATAAATATAGATGGAGGAATAGATACAACATCTTTACCTCCTTATGGATCTATAACTGGCACAGCCCCTGGTGCAATTAGTGGCGGAGGCGTAATTGTTCCAGATGAGGACTTTCTTTTAGATCACATTGCTAGTTACACTCTTGTTCCAGATCAAATTTTTGATACATATAAACTTACAGTATCAGCAAATGCCTATTGGGAAGACCAAATACCATTAACATATTTTGCAGAATCTGTTTTGGATAAAAGAGGAGATCAGTATTTTGATCTTGACTTTATTCAATTTAACATTGACTATCCAATATCATCAAAGACTATAGCGCTAGAAACTGACCCAGTAGAATGGACATATGCCGAGTTAGCAAATGAGTATGCATTTCCAGTTCAAAGAACATATGAATCACTTGACAATTATTTGTTTACTGGATATAACGATTACGAAGATTTAAAAAATAAAATAGCAAAAGATTATAGGTATGATACAGATGGGTCAATTGTAAAAACATACATAACATTTCAGTATACAGAACTAGGTGCAAACCAAACCCCATTTTATTTTACAAAAACAGAAAGGCCTTCTAGAAACGGAATACTAATTCCCAAATCAGACTGGATGACAACAAAATATGAAGTTGTAGACAATATGATTATTTATCCACCAGCGGGTGTTGATTTTAATGATTTATCTATCGTCACCCACATAGACATTAATGTTAAAAATTCTCAAACAAACAATGTTAATATTAAAAAACTTTCTTATGCGTCTCAAGCATTAAATGAATCGGATGCTAGTCCAATTGGAACTAGGTTTGGAACGCCGATTTACCCATATACTAAAACTGGAATTTACTATAATTTTAAAAAGAACAATCCGTTTGCAATTTACACTAGTTCATCTCCATATCTATATCTTACAAAAACTAGCGGTATACAAATTAAAGGACAGCATGATCCACTTGTAAATCGTGGATTGGCTATTCCAATTAACTCTAGCAGGGCAAATAATTTTAAGGTTATTGCATCACAAATGGCTATAAGGTTTGATGGAGACTATTTCCCATATGCGCCAACACAAATATTTGAGGTAGAGGGCAAGTCTTCGCATATAAAGTTTTATATGGTAGCAAACGATTCTAGTGGACGAAGAGCAAAGATTTATGGAATAGATGCAAAAACTGGTTTAGTTCAAAACGAAATTGGTTTTTATTGGAACGGTAAGATTGTTAGAGAACCAGTTATAACTCTTCAAGAGTGGGGGTTTTTGGGTATTAACTTTTCTAATAGTCTTGATTTTTCATATTTTGAAGGGGCCATGAGATTAACTGGTCCATTATTGTTTAACAACATATCTTATTATCAAGCCACAAACCTACAAGAGGTTCAAAATATATCAGAGCGACCATGGTTTAGGGTAAAGGTATTGTCTGGAGAGACGCTAGACTGGGAGTTCTGGAGCGTTGGTCCGTTTAATTGGAATAGGGTTTTGGTTTTGGCAGAAACAAGTTATTACGGTGTAAACCCTTCAGAGGTTTATAAGAGTTATACTGGGACCAATAAGATAATCGTAGGGGACAATGTTCCAATAAGCGTAGGAAACTATGCATATTCTTTATATAATGACATATTTTGGAATAAATTTACGGTTGATCCAGTTTAATATGGTATACTTATTGTCATGGATTCATTAATTAACCCAAAAACTGGTAAGCCAATTGTAAAAAATGTAAGACGTAAGGTTATTGAAAAGAACTATAACTGGGGCCTGTATGTATATAAAAAGGCAAATGGAAAGTGGTTTACAGATGGGCACGGATCTGTTTTAAACATTCCTTCACAAAAGGGAGACATTTCTAAGATTGCAGAATTAAAAAATACAGCAATGCATTATGGAGATCCAGGAGATGGGCAAGCAATATTTGTTCCAGGTGGAACAAGGGTTTCTGAAGAAGAATATAGCGAGCAAGTTGACAGACTCAAGGCTGGACTCATTCCTTCTCTAAATGACTTGGGCGCTGTTCAAGCAGCAAAGGACACAATTGCAAAATATGGAGACGAGGAATAATATGGAAGAATATACAATAGGCGCAAAGATTGATGACGCTATAAAAAAGGAAGACCCATTTTCAAAATCAGATCCATTTAACAATAATTGGGATACATTAAAAACACTAGATGGGCTAGATGCAAACTTTAAAAGAAGAACAAGTCGACTTTCTACAAAAGTAATACAGCCAACTCCACAATATACAACTGCAGCATTGGCTGGAAAAGGCGGTATTGATGGAGCACAATCTAAAGAGATAAATCCAGGCCTAGTGTATGTAAACGGCTATGGAATGTTTGATGTTATTACGCCACCGTGGAATTTATATGAGTTGGCAAACTATTATGATACATCTTTTGCAAATCACGCAGCAATTGATGCAAAGGTAGAGAACATTGTAGGTCTTGGCTATGAGTTTAAGGTTTCTCCAAGAACAATACTTAGACTAGAAGCATCTGAGGATAATAGTGCAACACAAAAAGCAAGAAAGAGAATTGAAAGAACAAAGATAGAACTTCGTGATTGGCTAGAGTCTCTTAATGACGATGATTCATTTACTGCTACCATGGAAAAGGTTTATACAGACCTACAATCAACTGGAAATGGTTATTTAGAAATAGGAAGAACTACTCGTGGAGATATTGGATATGTTGGTCACATTCCAGCAACAACAATGAGAGTAAGAAGAATTAAAGATGGATATGTACAGATTATTGGAAACAAGATTGTTTATTTCCGTAACTTTGGAGCAAAAAATCCAAACCCACTAACAACAGACGCTAGACCAAACGAGATTATTCACTTTAAGCAATACTCACCTCTCAATACATTCTACGGAGTGCCAGATATTATGTCGGCTATTAACTCACTACATGGAGACTCGCTTGCATCACAATATAATATTGACTATTTTGCAAACAAGGCAGTACCCCGTTATGTTGTAACGCTAAAGGGTGCAAAACTTTCTGGAGATGCAGAAGACAAGATGTTCCGATTCTTGCAGACAAATCTGAGAGGGCAATCACACAGAACGCTATATATTCCACTTCCAGGTGATAGCGAAAACAACAAAGTTGAATTTAAGATGGAGCCCATTGAAGACGGAATACAGGACGGCTCATTTAAAGAGTATCGTAAACAAAACCGTGATGACATATTGGTAGCACACCAAGTTCCACTTTCTAAATTAGGTGGGGGCGATTCTGGATCTATCGCAGCAGCACTTGCACAGGATCGCACCTTTAAAGAGCAGGTAGCAAGACCAGCACAAAGACAATTAGAAAAAATGATTAATAAAATTATTCGTGAAAAGACAGACATTCTTGAGTTTGTATTTAATGAATTAACCTTGACTGATGAAATTGCACAATCTCAAATTCTTGAGAGATATGTAAAGAATCAGATTATGACCCCCAACGAAGCAAGAGTTGTTTTGGATATGCCACAAAGAGATGGTGGAGATGACGTATTAAATCTAAAGCCAGAGGCAGCAGCCGAAGCAACAACTACAAGAACCAGAGATTCAGAGAGAACAAATAGCAACTCTGACAGTCCATCAACAGTTTCTGGAAGAAACCCAAAGGGCGAAGGCAGAAAAACCCCTTAATGTCCGATATGTCCAGAATGTGATACTTGTATAAAATGGAGGTTATAATATAGTGGTGAGTAATGTATTCAAAGCCCACTGGAACTCAGATGGGGAAAATCTTCGTCTATCAATGCCTTTTAGCAAGGTAGATAAGGAAAGACGCATTGTTTCTGGATTTGCATCATTAGACAACCTAGATAAGCAAATGGATATAGTTACAGCAGAAGCATCTATGAGGGCTTTTACAAAGTTTAAAGGAAACATTCGTGAAATGCATCAGCCTCTAGCAGTTGGCAAGATGATTAACTTTAAAGAAGATAAATATTTTGATCCAGACTCAAAGAAATTTTATAGCGGAGTTTTTGTATCTGCATATGTATCTAAAGGTGCACAAGATACATGGGAAAAGGTTCTTGACGGTACACTAACTGGATTTTCTATTGGTGGCAAGATGAACAAGTGGGATGACGGTTATGATGAGAAATCAGACTCACAAATTAGAATTATTAAAGACTATGATCTTATTGAACTAAGCCTTGTAGATTCGCCAGCAAATCAATTTGCAAATATTGTTTCGGTTGAAAAAGTTGACGGCGTAGATGTTATTAAGGGTGATACAACTGTTCTAGAAAATGTTTTTTATGACAAAGAAAACGGGATTGTAATATCATCTGAAAATGAATCAGAAACTAGTCCAGTAAGCGGTCAAGAAATGGAAAATATAGGATTCGTTGAAAAAACGGATAGTGAAAAAACAACAATGATAAAATTCTTAGTTGATAGTGCTAAAGGCATTAATACTTCTAAGATGAACAAGGAGGTACAACATATGACAAAATCAAAGACACAAGTTGAAAAGACGGTTGTAATTGAAGATGTTGTGGTCGCTCCAGAGGCAGATGCATCAGTTGCAGAAGTTACTGAACAAGTTGCTAAGGCAGAAGAGGTTGAGACAACTGAAGTTGTTAATACCACAGAAGCAGTAGCAGAAGAAATTACTAAGGCAGAAGATGCTGAAGCAATTCAAGCAGTAACCGAGGCAGTTGTAGAAGTATCTAAATCAGAAGAAGTAGTTGCTGATGCAATTACCTCTCCTCAAAATACTTTAGAATCAGCCTTTAGCGATCTAGTGTCAACAGTAAAGGCTTTGCAGGCAGAAGTAGAACTTCTTAAGTCTACAAAGGTTGATGTTGATACTGTTAAGGATTCATTTGATGCCGTTGCAAAAGATATTGCAACAGTTACAAATGAATTTAATGAATTTGGAAAACGAGTAGACGCTGTGGAAGCAGAAACCGCATTCCGAAAGTCTGGGGATATCGGCGATATCTTCCAGTCTCAACCTGAAACGGTTGAAAAATCCCTATGGGGCGGTAGTTTCCTCAAAACAGCCGATCTATTCAAATGAACAAATCACTAGGAGGTGACAATATGTCAGAAGAAATAATCAAAAACCAGCCAGGCGCTGCTGGAGATCTAGGTGGAGCAACACCAGGTCTTTATCAGGGCCAAGGTGCTTTCGCATCAGGCGGAATTGGTGGAGTAACAAATCCAGGTGCAAATACACTTGGAAACATTCCAACAGCAACGCTTGGAACAACTAGCGGAGCAAATGCTGTTAACCCTAGTGGTTCAGCGGCTTCTGGAATTTTGCGCCCCGAGCAGGCTCGTCGTTTTATCGACTATGTTTGGGACGCTACAGTGTTAGCAAAGGATGGCCGTCGTGTAACAATGAAGGCTAACTCCATGGAACTTGAGAAGATTAACGTAGGTGAGCGTGTAATTCGTGCAGCAGCACAGGCAATTGGTAACTACACAAACACTGGCGCAACCTTCTCTAAGGTTGAACTTACTACCAAGAAGATTCGTCTTGATTGGGAAGTAACTTCAGAATCTTTGGAAGATGGTGTCGAGGGTGATGCTCTAGAAGATCACTTGGTACGCTTAATGACCAACGCATTCGCAAATGATATCGAAGATCTCGCTATCAATGGTGATGGTGCAACAGGAGCATTCTTGTCAATCATGCCAGGCTTTATCAATAAGGTAAAGACAAACGGAGATGCACACGAGGCAGTAGTGACCGTAGCAGATAATGCTTGGACACCTAGCGTCATGCAAGGCATCATCAATGCAATGCCACGTAAGTACCGTGCACTTAAGAACAATCTTAAGTTCTATGCAGGTACAGATGCATTCGGCGGTATCGTTAAGAATAACGGTACACTCGCTGATGCTGTTGCTGAAGCGTTTGCTGGACAAGTTCCAGGAAGCACTCAAGCAAACCGTCAGAACTATCTTGATGGTATCGGACAGACCTTCGGCGGAGCACGTACAACTCGTGTTCTCGGAATCGAAGTTCAGGAAGTTCCTTACTATCCAGAAGGTTATATTGATTTGACATTCCCTGCCAACCGTGTATGGGGATTCCAAAGAGATATTACTGTAAACCGTGAGTACGTAGCGAAGAAAGATACAATTGAATACACAGTATTCGTTCGCTTCGGACTTCAATGGGAAGAAGAGGATGCAATTGCATACGCTGACGCTGCTGCAGATGCATAATCTGTAACAGTAACCTTTAATGGGGGGCGGGAGTTCACTCTCCTGTCCCCCTTAATACTTTAGTGATATAATACAAATAAGGAGGATATCATGGAAAATAATGAATACAATAAGCCATTCGTAACAGAGGATGCACAAGAGCCAGTAGTTGTTGAAACACCAGCAGAGCCAGTTGTACAGCCTGTTGTAGTAGCACCAGAACCTGTTGTAGAGCCAGTTGCAGAACCAGTTCAAGCGCTAGGATTTACAGAAACAGGCGCTATTGGATCAATGGCAGCAGATGGTCCAAAGAAAACAATTAAGCCAGAACATCAAAGCGAAGATAAGGTAGCAATCTACTCAACAAAGAATGTTCGTTGGGAAGAGGCAGGGTCTGTATCTAAAGGTTACAACATTGTAACAAAAGAGCAAGCAGATAAATGGTTAACTCGTCCACATGTTAGAATTGCAACACCAGAAGAATTAAAAAAGGCTTTTGGTAATTAAGTATGGAGATATTGAGAGTTCCGCCATACGCAGACATTCCAGTTACTTATAAAATTCCTTCGTCTATTGTAGATGAAGATGTAACTGTTTTGATAACTGACATGGCGGATCTTTCTGTATCTACTCTTGAATTTCAAGAACTTTCAACGGGAGACATAGTAACAATAAACCTTCCTGGAACATACGACTCTGAATATAGAGTAGAGATTATTATTGATGAAGATGTTGTTTCTGATACTACATACGAAATAGTTAGGCCATATGTAGACCCAACTACAAAGGGAGATACAGCCTCAGACATTTCTTCCTATGCAGACAATGAAGAATTAGCAAGAGCAATTATTGATTCAATAGTTGGAGAAGGATTTTATTATAAGAAAAAAGTTTTGAATTTTACAGGAACTGGATCAGACTACTTGCCTATCTGGGATGATGTAAAAAAGGTTTTAACAGTATATGAAAATAACAAATTGGTAACAGACAGAGAATACGAAGTAACATCTGACAAAACAGCAATTGTTGAAAAGTCAACAGACAATATTAATCGTGCAGAGTCAGCCCCACTAGTTCTTCCAGCAGCATCGTCAGACTCGCTTGATCCACAATTTATATATAGAGGTTTTGGAAAAACTTGGGACTACAGAATAACAGTTGAATACGGACACACATCTGTTCCATCAGATATTGTTAGAGCAACAGAAATGCTAATACACGACATAGATTGTGGAAAGTTAGATTATTACAAGAGATTTATTTCTTCATACAACACAGATCAATACAGAATTCAATTTGACAAAAGTTTATTCGAAGGAACAGGAAACATACTTGTAGACAAGATACTTTCAAAGTATACAAAGTCTATTAAAAAACTTGGGGTGTTGTAATGACAATATGCGAAACTCCAGACTTCATGTTTCCAATGCAAGCATCTTTATATCATCCAATTGTTGAGCAGGGTGATTTTGGAGCAATTAAAAAACAATGGGTTTTAGATAGAATATTTGCATGCAGTTTTTCAGCAGGCGGTTCAGCATTTAAAGAAGAACTTAAGCCAAATGTAAATATAACACAAAATGCTATATTGGTTGGAAGAGCAAAGTCAGATTTAAGGTTGTCCTTAAGAGATAATAAAAACTCATTAACCAACATTCTTATAACAGACATAAAGGATCAAGAAGGAAATCTTATCTACTTAGAGACTTCTGGTCCAAGATCAGGAAAGGGAACTCTATTTGAGATTGCTACATATGAGCCATTTGTTGGGCCGTTTGGAACAGTAGAGTCTTTTAAATTAATTATAAGAAGGTCAGAAAATCAGACGGGTGATGTATGAGAGCCGTATTTAATTCTGCACAATTTAAAAAAGACATGAGTAACATAGTTGACTATTCTGTGGGGTTTTTGGAGGGTATAAAAAGAGGCAAAACCATATTCTTAAAAACAGTAGGACTAGAAACTGTAGAACTAATGAAAGAGTTTATAGACTCTAACGCTAGAGTTAATCCAGATATGCTACATCATGTGTATGAATGGAATCAAACAGGTAGCCCTAGCGCAAGGCTATATGACATATCCTATACAACGAGCAACCTTGGTTTGTCATTTAGGTCGTCGTTTCGTCAATCTACTTCAATAAAGAATGGATCAAGAACTCCATTTTATGACAAGGCTAGAATTATGGAAGAGGGGATTCCTGTTACAATTAGACCAAGAGTTGCACAGGCGTTAGCGTTTGAAGATAATGGAGAAACGGTGTTTACAAAAAATGAAGTAAGGGTAGATAATCCTGGAGGAACAGAAGTACAGGGTGGGTTTGAAAAGGTATTTGATATGTTCTTTAATAGATATTTTTCTCAAGCATTTTTACGAGTAAGTGGTATTGCTAGATATCTTGAGAATCCAATAGTTTATAAGAAAGACATGGCAGCAGGAAAGCGAATAGGTAAATCAAAAGGTTTGTCTACTGGCTATCGCTGGATTGCTAATGCAGGAGTTGGTATTAAATGACAGCAGTAATTCATCATCCACCTACAATTATAAATGCTTACTTGGCAGCAAAAATAGATCCAGGCTTTAATCCTGACGACTCTATTGGAGGATCAGAGTTAATTGGAACAACATATTTTTTCCCAACATTGCCAACACAAATAGATGCGCTTACGGAGACATTCCCAGACAGTAATGGAGTTTTTGGTGTATACGATAGAATGTTCAAAATGAGAAGAACCCCTTTCCCATATATTAAATGTGAGCAACTGCTATACTATTTTTATTCTGTAGGAAATGATGCACAAAAAAATATGGTCATAACTCAGCAACAGGTGAGCGATCTTCTTGATGCGGGAGATGACTCAGCAAAAGACCTCAATGAGTGGGCAGCAGCCAACCCAACCCTATGGGCAGAATCCAAGCCATGTTTCTTTCATAACTTCAAGATTTATCAACTAGAAGAAACCAGAGATATAGTAGACTTTGGCACGGCCCGTACCTATGCGGGGAATAAGATAATAATTGACTACGATTGGCACCCATTAAATTCCTAATAAAAGGGTAGTATAATTAAGGCGAGGAAACAAACCCCCTTTTAATAAAATGAAAGAGGTGAGAATATATGGCATACAGCCGTGGTTCAAGTAGTAACATTATCGTAGGTGCAGCAGCACTTTTTACGTATGATGGTCCAATTGGATTGGACGCAAATGGAAAAATCACTGACGTACAAGCAGTGGCAGATCTTCCAGCAATGACTCCAGTCTCAGGATCCTACAAAGAAACATTGTCAAGCGATGATGATTTCACAAACGTAGGATACACATCGAACGGTTTGGAACTAGCATTCCAACCAGATTTCGGTGAGGTGGCAGTAGATCAACTTCTCGACGTTGCTCGTCTATTCAAGCAAGGTATGACAGTTAATCTAAACACATCATTTGCAGAGGCAACATTAGAAAATCTTCTAGTTGCAATTGCAGCAGATGATACAGACAAGGTAACTGATGGACCCCTAAAGACATTAAAAATGTCAGCAGGCGATATTGGTGACGTTCCACTAGAGCGTGGCCTTGTTGCAGTAGGACCAGGATCTGGTTCCGCTGCAGATCCAAAGGAAAGAATTTATGTTGCATACCGTGCACTCTCAATTGAGAGCGTAACAGTATCAGCAAAGCGTGATGAGGCTTCAATGTTTGAAGTTTCGTTCCGTCTCCTTCCAAACGATGACGCATCATACGGTAAAATCGTAGATCGTACTCTATAATACAACTTAATAGGACTAGCCCAGACCCTTGAAAGTCTGGGCTTTTCCATTTGGTATACTTATATAATGGCAACAAGCGTATATGAAAAAAGAAATTTCTCTTTTATTGATGGAACAGTCATTGAGGCTGCCCCACTTAAAATAAAATATTTAAGAGAATTTTTAAGAAAATTTGAAACAATAAAGTCGACCAAAACAGATGATGAATCAATATCTGTTCTGGTAGTTTGTGCTCTTATAGCAATGAAACAATATGCGCCACAAATAAAAACAATTGAAGACCTTGAGGACAATTTAGATTTGCCAACAATTTATCAAGTTATAGATATTGCAGCAGGTATTAAAATTAATCAAAAATCAGAAGACACAGTAAAGTCTCAAGCAGTAGATAGTGGGTCTTCATGGGAGACGTTGGACTTGGCCAAACTAGAAGCAGAGGCTTTTCTTATAGGTATTTGGAAAGACTATGAAGAACTTGAAGAGTCTTTGTCAATGCCAGAACTAACGACAACTATTAAAGTTAAAAGAGATTTAGACTATAACGACAAAAAGTTTGCTGCTGCAATGCAGGGTGTTGATCTTGATAAAAATTCAGGTAATAGCAATGCTTGGGAAGATATGAAGGCTAGAGTGTTTAGTAAAGGCAAGGCAGAAAATGGAAATGATATCCTTGCTCTACAGGGTAAAAATGCAGAAAAGGCTGGATTTGGAATCGGCTTTGGCCTTGATTACGAGGTTATTGAATAACCAAAAATAACGCTCCGCTATGGTATAATTAACTTTAACCTTATAAGGAGGAATAAATGGCAACTGCCACAGAAGAAAAAACAGTAACTCTCATTGATGGAACAAAGATCAAGGTAAGACCACTAAAGATCTCGCTACTTCGTCCGTTTATGAAAAAGTTTGAAGATATTGCCAAGGTCGCAGAAGATAATGAAAAGTCCATGACTTTGCTTATAGAGTGTGTACAAATCGCAATGCAGCAATACAAGCCAGAATTGGCGGAAGACAAGGAAGCCCTAGAAGAAAATATAGATCTTCCTACAGTATATAAGATCGTTGAAGAGGCATCTGGAATTAGACTTCAGGATGCAGCGTTACTTGGCAATCTTGTAAATAATTAAATAAAGAGGTGTTAGTGGATGGCTGATGTTCAATCCAATATTCATGTAAATATTGATACGTCAGATGCTTTAGCAAGTCTAAAACTGCTACAGCGTCAAATATCGGCCTTCCATACACAGATGGCAAAGTCTGGCGCAGCAGCGTCAGCGGTAGCAGCAAATCAAGCACAAAACTTGATGAACAGTATAAATGCTACTGGCAAGTTCCAAGCAACTATGAGAACGGTTGCTACAAGCACAGAGCACTTTACTAATGCTTTAGAAAAGAATAAACTATCCTCCAGAGAATATTTTAGATATACTGGGGCAGCCACTAAAACTTTTGGTAGGCTTTTTAAGTCTGAATTTGAAACAATAAATAAAGTTGCACGAGAGCGTGTAAAAGACATACAGACTCAATATATAAAAATGGGTCGTGGTGCCAATGGAGCACTTCAGGCCATTGCGGTAAGACCGCTTACGCTGGACATGAAAAATCTAGCAACCCAGACACAAATAGCAGCACAGCGCCAACAACTTTTAAATCAATTACTAAGACAGGGATCAACAAATCTTCTAAACTTTGGTAAGAATACTCAATGGGCTGGCCGTCAGTTGATGGTTGGTTTCACAGTTCCGCTTATGCTTCTTGGGTCTGTCGCTGCAAAAACTTTCATGAAACTTGAAGAGCAAACAATTAGATTTAAGCGTGTTTATGGTGAAATGTTTACCACTCAAGAAGAAACAAATGAAATGGTTAAAAACATTCAACTACTTGCCAAGGAATATACCAAATATGGAGTTGCAGTAGAAAAAACCATGGAAATGGCAGCAAACGCTGCAGCGATGGGCAAGATGGGTGCAGACCTTACAGCACAGGTTTCCCAAGCAACAAGACTTGCTGTTCTTGGTGGTGTTGAGCAAGAGCAAGCCCTGGAAACAACAATATCTGTAACTAATGCGTTTGGTGTAGCAGCAGAAGATTTAGCAAAAAAGATTGACTTCCTTAACGCAGTTGAAAACCAAACCGTTGTATCTATTGAAGATTTAACTATCGCTATTCCTAAAGCAGGACCAGTTGTACAGCAACTTGGTGGAGATGTAGAAGACTTAGCGTTCTTCCTAACTGCCATGAAAGAAGGCGGTATCAATGCATCAGAAGGTGCCAACGCACTTAAGTCTGGTTTAGCATCATTGATTAATCCATCTGATAAAGCAGCCAAAATGCTTGGCGAGATGGGCATCAACATTAAGGGAATTGTTGAGGCAAATCAGGGAGATGTAGCAGCAACAGTAGTAAGTTTTGCACATGCCCTAGATACCTTAGATCCTCTTAATCGTGCTCGTGCAATTGAACAGTTGTTTGGTAAGTTTCAGTTTTCAAGATTATCAACTCTGTTTCAAAATGTTGTAAGAGAAGGCAATCAGGCAAGTCGTGTTTTAACACTAACAAAAGCAACTACAGAAGAACTTGCAATTCTTTCAGAGCGAGAATTGGCAAGAATAGAAGAGTCAACAACTTATAAATTTAAGAAATCGATAGAAGATTTAAAGGTAACTCTTGCACCAGTTGGAGAGCAGTTCTTAAAAGCACTTACCCCTGTAGTTGAGTTTGTTGGAAAAATTTTAGAAAAATTTAATAACTTGGGAGATGGAAGTAAAAAGTTTTTGACAATAATGACTGTTGCTCTTGGTGCAATTGGGCCAGTAGCACTAATGTCATTTGGTCTATTAATGAATGGTCTTGCTAATATAATTAAGTTATTTACAACCTTAAAGTCTGCATTTAATAGGACTGGAGCATCAACACAGATACTTGGAAATCAGACAGACTATTTAACTCAGCAACAACTTGAAGCATCTGCCGTAGCAGCATCTCTTGATCAGGTTCATCAAAAACTAAGACAAACATTTACATCTGAGACTGCAGCAGTAAATGCGTTAGCAGCAGCATATAAAAATGCAATTGCTTCTCAATTAGGATTTGTTGGCCCAGTTGGTAAAGGCAGAATGCCACAAAGCAAAAAGTATTCTACTGGTATTACGAGCATTCCAGGACCAAAGGGTGCAGGAGATATTGTTCCAATTCTTGCTTCTCCTGGAGAGGCAGTTATTCCAGCAGGACCAGCACAGGATCCAGCAAACAAACCATTCATTAGGCACATGGTTGCAGGCGGAACAATTCCAGGGTTTAACAATGGAACCCCTGAAATTAAAAAAGATAACAATGTAACAAACAAGACACATGTTGGAGGAAAGAGCACTCCAAAAGCAATACAAGATATTATAAAAAATAATCCATATATGACGCAAGATCAAAAAAATAAACTTCTTGCTATGGAACAAATATTTAAATCTCAAGGTATACCTACTACTACAACAACTAAGCACGGCCTAGTGTTTGACTTCCCTGAGTGGATGAACAAAGCAATGCCAAGCCTTACTACTGGTGTTCCAGTTCAAGAATTTATAGATGAGTGGGAAAGAAGAGGTCCAGAAAAATGGAAACCATCTGGAATGAATGCAACACAGGCTGCAGCCTTAGATAAAGCATTCCTAGACTCATTTAAGTTAAGCACTAGCCCATATATAAATGACAGAATAGTAGATGATATTTTTAAAACTCAGGTTCCAAAATATATAAACCCTGAAGACAAAGCGTATCAAAAAGCAAAGCAACTTTATCAAACTGACTCAAGATTTAACATGGGTAAGGGTCTTGGAAGTGCTCCAGAAGAGAGCAGAAGAATACTTCAAAATGCAAAAGATAAAGGTTTTATAAAAGATTTTGATATCAAAGAGGGTTTTGGAACGGGGGAAGGAAGAACTGACAAGGTTGTAACAAAATCTTCTACAGTTACTCTTAATGATGGCACTGTTGTAAATATGAATCGACTTGGAGCAGGAACAACTCCAGTTATAAGTCAAAAGCCTACAAGTGGTGGGGCAGTAACAGCACCAGAACTAATTCAAGAGAATATGGAAAAAGCAAGAAGTCAAGAGGCAACCTTAAAGTCTATAGCAGATGAAGCAGCAAAAACAAAAACTGGACAAAAGAAGCCTACAAATTTTGGAAAACAAGTATCAAAAACTACAGGAAGAAGTTTTGATGTAAGAGAAATTGGTGGAGTTTTTGAAAAACCAAACGGTCAAAGGGTTTTTGTAAAGCCTATGATGAGCGAATTAAACGCTCTTGCAGAAAAAGAAGCAACAGATTTTGCTAGAAAAGTTCAAGGTCTAGATGTTCCAAAACAAAAAATAGCAACAATGATTGATCCTACAGATCCACAAGGTAAGAGAAAAATTATTGTTTTAGAATCTAAGTATGATCCCAAGTATGCTGAATTAATGTCTAAGTCATTTACACAAGAACAATACTTTAGACAACTAGTAGCAGCAAATCTTCGTGGCGACAAAGATCTTAAGATGGGTAATCTTGGTGGCAATGCCCTAACAGATGTTGGTCGTGCTGGAGTATTAAGTAAAGCGTCAGGTGTTGCTGCATTAGAAACTAAAATGCCATCTTTGGTTGAAATGGCAGAAGAAAATCTAAAGGGTGTTCCAGGGAAGCAGGCAAAGAATTCTCCAAATTGGTTTGCAAATGCAACAAAAGATATTGCTCTAAATTTGACTCCAGCCGAATATGATCGTCAAATGAAAGCAGAAATTCAAAGGCAATTAAATAATGCAGAGTCATATGTTGCAAAGATGTCTGCAGATAATCCCCTAAAATCACAATATGTTGCTATGCTCGACAGACTTAGAGAAGGATTAAAGGTAGACTGGAAATCACTACATCAAAAGCACAGTTCTATTTTAGTAAAGCCTGATGAAGTTATTGAAGATAAAGACGGTAAAGTTAAAGAAATAAAATCAGAGCCAAATAATAGAAAGTTTAAGTCTACTGGAGGACCAGCAGATTCAAGAATTGCCCCAGCATCAATAGCGCCATCAGTTAGACAGGGACCAAGGGGTGTAAGAATTCTTGGAAAAGGAGACGCTCCACTTTCCTCTCAAGATGTAAAAACTGCAATCGATAAAGCAAATTCTCAAGCAAAAGCAGCAGCATCTAGAACTGCTCTTTATGGTGATGGTCCAATAGATGCAGAACAAAAATCCTTAAGACGAAAAATAGGTTCATTAAAAAAATCTGGCAAACAATTAAATGTTATTGCTAAAGATGTTGCAGTTACACAAAAAGTTGTAACTGATAATATGACACAAACTATTAAACAGGGGATGGGTGCAGCGGGAGTTAAATCAAAGTTGAAGTCTACCTCATCAAAAATTTTAGAATCTTTTAAAGCAAGACAAGCAGCAAAAGCAAAGCCTGATGACCCAAATAATCCAAAGCCTAGAGGAGGCATGGGCATGGGCGGTGCTGCTATGGGAGTAGCAGGTTTGGCCATGATAGGGTCAATGGCGCCAGGCAAAGTCGGAGAAATTTCACAAAAAATAATGATGCCTTTAATGGGTCTTGCTATGATTTTGCCAATGCTTCAAAACAAATTTGCAGCGCTTGCTGTTGGTGTAGGTCTAGTAGTAGCCGCATACGCATATCAAAAAATACAGTTTGATAGGGCACAGGATGCTGCAATAGAACTTACAGAAGCATTAGGTTCTGGATCTCAAGCAATAAGAGGTTTATCAAAATTTGCAAACACTGTGTCTGCTGGTGAGATTATGGATAGAAAAAGAAAAGAAAGGTTTTCTCCTTTTCAGATTCAAACTGGAAAAACAACATTTGGTCAATCATTCATGGCTGGAGAACAAGGTAAAGCCATGCTAAAAAATGTTTCACAAAGCATGAAGTTGGGTGGCAAAGATATGGCACAAGGCCAAGTTGCAAATCAAATGGCAACTGCAGTTGCATCTGGAGCACTTACCCCAGCACAGGCACGAAGCATTGTGGCAAATCTTGCACAAGAACTTGGAGATTATTCATTTGGCATTAAAGTAAATGCAGATTTAATAGCATTGCTTGGTCCAAACGGAGAAAATTTATTAAAAGATCCAATAGGTATTAGAGTAAAACTTCTTACAGATACAAGAGATAAGATGAATCTCGCTACAGATAAAGCAAAAGAGGCAGGATCTTTTGCGAGTATGAGAGGCCTTAAAGATATAGGTGTTGCTGGCGGATACACATTAGCAGGGGCTGGAGCAGGAGCCCTTGGAGGAGCCATTGCTGGAGGAGGACTTGGAGCGCTTATAGGATCTGTTATTCCTGGAGCGGGTACGGTTGCAGGTGCAGCACTTGGAACAAAAATCGGAGCCGTTGTTGGTACTGGAATTGGCTCTTTTGCAGGAAATCTGTATGGAAGAAAAGATAGACAAAAAAGAATAGGTCAGGCATCTGGAGCAAGTGTTGCTATGCAAAAAATTGCTCTTCAGCAACAACAAGAAATGCAAGATTCTGTAGAGTTAGAGTATCTAAAACAAATGGATATTGCTAGGGCTAAGGGAGATCAGAACAAAATGGATGAACTCTCAAGAAATTATGCCAAGGATAGAGTTAGATTGCTTGAGGAAAATTCTACACTTGTAAAAGACATTCAAAAGAATTTTAAAGAATCAGAGGGCGCAACTAGAAAAGCATTAATGACTGGTGCAAACAAGGCAATAACAAAACAATATAAGGGAACAGCACTAGAAGATGTTGCACCATTGGCAAAGACTCAAATCGATGATGCAAAAATTTCAGATGAAATGAAGTATACTCTAAAAATGGAAATGGGTAGTGGACAAATAGATCCTATGCAAATGATTGAAATATTTGAAACATTTGGCAAAGATAAGGAATCTATTGAGAAGGTTGTTCAAATTATTACAAAATTTGGTGGAAAATTTGCAAACCAGACAATGGGTATTGTTGGAATGTTTAAGGATAAAAAACAGTCTGCGGAGTTTGTTGCTCGCATTTCTGCAAAGAAACCAAAAGGCGCAGCAAAAGAACTTGAATTATTTCAAAAAATTGCTCAATCTGGTCAGGTTGTAGAACAAGATGTTTTATTAAATTACTATAACACAAACGAAGATGCTCGTGAAGCATTACAGAAAGATCTTGCCAAAATTGATGCTCTTAAGGGCAAGGTCACATTAGACATTGCAACTAAGGTACTTGGAGAAGATGAGATGGCAGCGCTCCGTGCCGATCAAGAATATTTTGATAGTTTGCCACCAGAACAACAAAAGGTTTATTTGCAAAATATGAAAGTTCTTTTTTCTATGGAAGGCGATGCAGCCTTACAAGAGCAGTATAAAAATTGGGTAAACGAGGAAGGCGGAGCAAACAAAGGAAAATCATTTGCTGATTTTGTTACTGCTAAAAATTTCCAAGTTACAGAAGCATCTAAAGATGATACAAAACCAACAACAGGCGGATCAACTCCTGGAGATGGCTCAAAAGTAAAGGCCTCTCCTCTAGACGATCTTCTTAAGAAATTAAGAGATGTTCGTAAAAACCAAATCAAGGTTACAGAAGGTTTTGATGCGTCATTTAAATCTTTAAATAAACTGTTTGGTGGAAAGAAAACTATTGGGGTTTTCAGCGGTATTGAAAATGACATGAGAAAACTAGGAGCAGGAGAAGACCTAATTGAACTCATAGTTGGTATGGATCCTAAAGAATATGAAACAAAAAAGGGTAAGTTGTTTGAGTTTGATGCAAAGGGTAATATTAGTAAGATTAAAGATGGTGCAAAGAGTATTGGAGATGCTCTTCAATCTGTTGCGCTTGGAGATTTTGTCAGTAATCAACAAAAAATGGCAAGGCAAATAGGAGATCAGACTACAGCCCTTAAAAGACTGCAGGCAGCGGGAGTAGAAGGTTCTGTTGCGCTAGAAGCAGTTGCAGATGCTACCTTTGCAGCAGGAATTGCAAATAAAAAACTATCTGATGAACAAATAGAGAAAATAGTAAAGTCATGGAAGAAGGCAACTAAAGCAGCAAAAGCATATGCTGCAAATGAGGCTGCTATTAATAAAACCAAAGAATTAGAGAATAGAGCAACACTATTAAAAAATATTACAGCCAATATTGCAGGGATTGCAAGTAAGGCTAATGCTTCTCAGTCTGATGTTATTGATGCACTTTTAAATAATCCAGAACTTGTAAATATGTTAATTACCCCTGGAATCGATGAAGAAGCATTTCACGCATTATTACAAGCAGCGCTAGACTCTGCAAAGACTGAATTAAAGATTAAGCAGTTAACTATTGACGGGATGGAGGAAATATTTAGCAAAGGCTTTGGAAATGCTATGGATGCTTTTGATGTGGAAGAAACCAAACTAAGATTAAATTTTGAAGATGCAAATAAGCCACTAAAAGAAGAAATTAAAAAAGCCGAAGAACTAATTGCCATAAAGCAAGAGCAGATTAGAATACAAGAGGTTGGTCTAAAAGAAATTGAGGACCAAGAAAACAAAGTTAATGAGAAATATGATGAAAGACTAAAGGCTCTTGATGAAGTTGAAAAAGCAAATGCTGCAATATCGCAACAGCAAAAAGGACAACTAACACTTGCAGAAGCCCTGACATCTGGAGATATTGCTGCTGCTGCTCGTGCTGCTCAAGATCTACGGACACAGTCTGCAGCCGATGTGGTAACTAAACAAAAGGATGCGCTAGAAAATGCAAGACAGTTTGAACTTGGACAATTAAGATCAAAAGATGGTAAAAGCAGAATTGAAATTGAAAAAGAAATTAAAAGAATTCAAGATGAAATTTATGAGATTGAAACAAAGAGTCTTGAACCAAATAGAGAAACTCTTAGACTAAATGAACTTGCTTTAGAAAAAGCAATTGAGGGAATCACAGTATTAGGGCAAACAAGAAATCAATGGGAAAGAATTAAAAACAATGTTGATCTTGCAAGAGTAAGTGCTGCCCAGTTTGTAAAAGAAATGCAGGATGCTCTTAATATCGTAAACTCATTAATAAATGCATATAGAAATCAAAAAGTAAACACAGATGCAATCATTCCTGCTCTACTTGTTCCACCTGGCCCTGGTCCTGGCCCTGGCCCTGGCCCTGGTCCTGGCCCTGACCCTAAAGTATGTCCAGAAGGCAAAGTACTTGTTAATGGAAATTGTGTTGATAAGCCTAAAGAAGAAGGCAAAAAAGACGAACCGTTTATTCCAAAAACTCCTGAAGAGGCTCGTATATATGCTATTTCTCAAATGAAGCCAAGCGCTTTGGCAGCACAGGAAAGTGGTGCAATTGGCGCAGCATCTCTTGCAAGACAAATTGCAGAATATGATCAAAGGATAAGAAACCAAAATCTATTTGCTCAACACAAACAAAAAGAAATCGCTGACGCAGCAGCACAAGCCGCAATTGATGCAGCAAATAAAGCAGCAAGTTATGCGAAGTTTAGTCCAGGTAGATTTGCATTTAAGAGTAAGGGCGGAATGATAAAGCCACTTTACAGACCTATGGGAGGACTAATTCCTTATTACAGACCTATGGGAGGACTAATTCCTTATTTCTTGAACGGTGGATTTGCTAAAGGCACAGACACTGTTCCAGCAATGCTAACTCCAGGAGAATTTATTATGAGCAAGTATGCCGTTGATTCATATGGACTAGACACTATGAGAAAAATAAATAGTGGAGAATTGTCTGGTGGTTCAGTGTATAATAATACATACACATTAACTGTTAATGCTAAAACTGATGCAAACCCTAATGATATTGCACAGGCTGTAATGGCAACCATTAAGAGGGTTGATGACAGAAGAATTAGGGGGGTGGCTATAAGTGGCAGAAGATGATTTAGACCCTAGGGTAATTTATGCACAGGGTCGTAAAAAATACAACAGGCCAAGCGGTATGCTTTGGTCCGAGAACTCTGGCACTCTTCAAGACGGCTTATATATACCATATGGATACGAAATAGGAGTCAACCCAGAAAATGTTGAGGATGAATCCTTGCTTGATCAGTTTTTATTTTTAACTGATGATAATAGACAGCCAATTGATTTTAAAAATGAGAGAATTGAAAAACGGGAGCGAATGATTAATGGTCGAATGAGATCATATCACATTTCAGATAAGACTACGATAAGCACTAGTTGGGATATGATTCCGTCTAGGTCACATGAAAATTTCCCAAACTTTGATCCCGCTACTGGGTTGTCTCCACATAAAGCATACACTACAGACGGCGGTGCAGGCGGAGCAGACATGCAAGAATGGTATGATTCACATAAAGGTTCTTTCTGGGTATTTCTTACATATGATAGAAAAGGAATATTTAAAGGAACATTAGAGCCATATGATCACCTTCAGCAATATAATCAATTAATTGAAATGTTCATTAGTGATTTTTCGTTTTCAGTTGAAAAACGAGGAACTAAATTTGACTACTGGAATGTTTCAGTAACACTGGAAGAAGTATAATGTTTGAAGATAAAGACTTGCAGACATTTTTGGAGACATCTCCTACTGTTAGAAACAAATCAGTTGTTACTGCAGAATGGAACATGAACATACCAACCAACATAAAGCATATTGGTAATTATAGATACAGACCAACAGATACATCAACAGTATATTCTTCTTTGCCTACAAGTTTTGATATAAATGATGCTGGGAATTTCTATACAGGTGCAACAGACGCTGACATTACAGTAGATGGTTCATTTGACAACAATGATGTTCCAACAATTTTTTTAACTAAAAAAGAAAAATTACAAACTCTTTACTCTTTAGAAGATTGTTTTAGTCAGTTTAGGCCTAGGTCTGGAATTAATAAAGCAGTATTTTTTGAAAATGGAAAACTTCACCACCCCAATTTGTTTATGGCAGATAGACCAAGATACTATATGCCAGATAAAAATGACATATTCAAGTACTGGACATCTTACAGAACCGAGGGTGGACAAGAGTATGGCGTTGCTTCTAAGGTAAGAGGATCTCAGTATGACATTGAAGATGCTTGTCCATTTGTTGTTTATAAACAAAAAATTCCTACAAATAGAATTGTTATTAAAATGCAAACTCATACGGGGACAGAAAACTTAGGACCGTTTTCATCTTCAACGGGATCATTTGCTGATCCATTCTTTGGAGAATTAAATCAAAAAACTCCTAACAAATGGAAAATTCAAGTTTTAAAAGATAACAATTGGCAAGACCTTATATCTTTTGATCCTTCAAAAACAAGAAGAGACGGGTCTAAAATTATTAAAAGTGATGGGTATGTTGAAATTGCTTACGGATTAATAGTTCCAGAAGAGTGGAGACCAAATTTTGTTTTTGCCGAAACATATAGCACAGAACTATTGCTTCCAGACATATCTGTTATTGGATATGCATATTTAATTAAAGAAAATGAAAACGATATTGGAAAATATTATATTTGGAATGGGGAAGACTATACAATAATAACACCAAAATATGGTTGGTATGTTCAAGACGAAACTGTTGATAGGCTGACTAATTTTGTTGTAGATGCAACTGCTCCAGATTCATTTATTAAACCACTGGATGGAAAATTATATTACAGGGAGTTTGAGTACATCACTGGAATTAGGGTTGTTGTAGAAACTATGAATGTTAAAGATTCTACATTTGATTTAATAGAAATATCTCCAAGACTTGTAATGAACATATCAGATAAAACTTTAGACTATTCAATAAATAAAAGCGCTTCTGATCTTGGAGTTAGTGGTTTGCCAGTAGGTCAACTTGTTGCTTCAAATGGATCAATAAACATATTTGATTATGACCAAGCCTTTAATGAAAATAATAATTTAAGCATAGTCAGCAAGTATATAGACAGGCATATACAGTTTAAGTTTTATGAAGTCATAGTTGATGTTAACGGATGGGACTACTGGGTTCCAATAAAAACATTATACTCAGATTCATTTCCAAAAGCAGATATAATGAATAAAACAATTTTTATATCTCTTAGAGATTTATATTGGCATTTAGAATCAATTACAGCACCACAGATATTAATGACAGAAGTTTCTGTTAGTTCTGCAGTGTCTTTGTTGCTCGACTATATAGGATTTTCTAACTATACCTTTAAAAGAGTTCAAGAAGAAAAAGAAATTATAATCCCATATTTCTTTGTTGGCCCAGACAAAAGCGTTGCAGAGGTGCTAGAAGATTTAGCGGTATCAACACAAACGGCAATGTTTTTTGATGAATATAATAATTTTGTAATGATGAGCAAAAACTATATAATGCCAAATAAAAATCAAAGACCAACAACTTTTCAACTAAAAGGAACAAATGATTTATTTCAAGAAGAAAGAATAGAAAATAAAACATTGGCAAATACAAAACTTGCAAACATAATATCTATTGCTGGACAATCAAACGCTGTTTATAATGATGGAGTAATTAACTATACACCAAGGCACATTCAAAGATCTATCGGGTCAATAAGGCAGGCAAACCTTTTAGACGAAGAAAGGTATTATGTTTATAAGCCAGTATTGTTGTGGGAAGTTTCTGGAACAGAAAACACAAAGTCTTTAAATAATGAAATTGGAACACAGTCTTCTTATTTACTTACAGCGATTCCGCTAAACGCAGATTTATCTGCAGATGTTCCAATTGTTAAAAATAACATAGTTATCAATAACACATTTAGTTTAGGAGAGGCAGTATTTTGGATTGCCAGATATAACGGATATTTTTATTCACAGGGAGAAATTATTAAATATGATGCCGTTCAACATAATGTTACTGGGTTTGGAAACGTTTGGATAACTTCTATTGAGGAATACCAGTACTATTTTGCAAAACTACCATTTAATGGAAAAATATACCCAACTGGATTAGTTAGAATTTATTCAGAGCCAAATTATTTTGAGCAGGGCGGAATAGTAAAATTACAAAATGGTCCAGTTGCAAAGCATGGTCGTGGTCAGTTTGGAACAACTGTTGTTGCACATTCTGCTGGTATTTCTGATTACTGGAAGTCAGATGACAATGTTAAGGGATGTTACATGTCGTCTGAATACTTATTTGATAACAAAACCCCAATACCATCAACAACAACATTATCGGCAGGCAAAAATACAAACACTGGGACATTCTCTGATGCAATAAGCAGAACATCTTCAAGAACTGGGCTTATCAAAAACTTTCTTTCTACAACATTGACTGGTGAAATAACTACTCAAACCCAACAGCAACCTGGATCAATTCAATCTTCTGCGCTGTCAATAACTGGACCAAACTTTACAACAAAAGAAAAGCCTAGAGATTTTATATCATATGTTCATAAATCTTTAGAAAATAAAAAATATAAACATTTTGGAACCAGATTAAGGATTATTGGAAAGATAGAAAACAATCAAGATATAGGTCAAACCTCAAATGGATCGTCAACATATTTCGTTGTTCAGGGTTCTACTCCAGATAAAAATATTAACATATCTGGAGGATCTGCAGGTATATCTGTAATGCTAAATCCCACAACAAATGTTGGATATTATTTTGAAATAGCAGCGTTAGGGCTTGGCAAGTTATCAGAAACACAACAACAGGGCGTTAGCAATGTATTTTTTTATAAGATAAAATCTGAAAACGGAAAGGCTATTCCAATTAAATTATGGGATGGCATAGGTCAAATCACCGTTGATGATGGAAAATTTACTGGACAGTCAAGAAGTTTTGCAGAGGAAAATCCGACGGTATATGATTTAGCAGTAGAATATGAAGACATAGGAACAACAAGACGATTCTATTTATTCCTAAATGGAACAATGATAAAAACTGTAGACGATGTAGATCCGTTGCCAGCATATTCAGATATCGCATTATTTACAAGAGGCTCTTCTAGGGCCATGTTTGAAAATGTATATGCTCTTTGCAATAACTATTCTCAAAATACATCATTTAGTTTGGGGGCTCCAGTAAACTCTGTTTTTGGGGATTCTGAAATAGATGCAAATGAATCATTTAGGAAATACTCTATTAGCGGTCTAATACAAAACACTTACCTGACTGGAATTGGATCTTCAGAGCCACCAAAGTATAATATTTACTTTGAAGAATTTGGAAGTATAATGAGAGAGGCTGCAGTATTTAATTTTAAGTATGACAAAGCATACCCAGCACTTAGTGCAAAAATATCTCCAACATTTAATAAAATGAAAGGTTATGCAGTATCTGGTTTTAGAGCAGGATCTTATGGAGCAGAGTTTTTAATTTTTAATACAACCGATGCCCCGCTGTCACTAGATGAAACCAGTGGAAATTATTTAAGAATTCAAGGAATTGCTTTTACTCAGGAATCTAATAATAACCTTACTGTTGATGAATATTTTAATAAAAATAGCCTTGTTTCAAATCCTAAATTTATTGCAGACAAACTGATATCAAACCCCTACAAATTTAAACAAGATTATCAAGACATTAAACTTAGCAGAATGACATATGGCAAAAAAGATTTTGCAATAGACACCCTGTATGTACAATCACAAGACGAGGCTTCAAGTCTTATGAAATGGTTGGTTGAAAAGATTACAAAGCCCAGAAGGTCTATTGGAGTTCAAATATTTGCAATTCCAACAATTCAACTTGGTGATATTGTTAGTGTAGACTATAAAGAAAACAATATAAGCATGGCATCAAATCCAGATAACAGGTTTGTAGTTTATAATATTGAATTTTCAAGAAGTTCAGATGGGCCATCAATGACATTGTTTTTAAGTGAGGTGGTTTAGTGTCTAGTCCAATACAGTCAGTAGATCCAAAATATCTTGATGCTGTTGCAGCAATTCCAAAGCCTTCTCAAAATAAAAAAGACGACTCTGTAAAAATTGCAACGCCAGACCTGATATTATCAAATAATGAAATAATGTCAATTGAAATAATGACAGACCTAATCTTTGAGGATATAGGCGGATACGAACTGGCAACAATATCGAGACATGACTTAGTAAATGGTCAGAAAGTTGTTTATGCTCCAATAAAAAATTTAACAGATCTTTACTTGCAGTATAACCCAAACAATATCTTAAGGCTTCAATCATCTGACTCTTTTTTTAAATCTTTGTCACTATCTATTTTAGATAGATTGCCTATATGTGGCACAGGGTATGATATTTCACCCCCAACAGATAACCCAAGCGAAACTGACAAAAAGAAATGGACAAAAACTCCAAACTGTAAATCTATATATATAGATCCGATTACTGGAGACCTTGTAATTAATCTAATAAACATGAAAGAAAATGAGCAGGTTGAGGTAGAAATATTGACTGCTGGAAACATTTTTGATGATACAATATACTACGGGAGTAGCCAATGATAACCAATATAGGTAAAAATCTTTTAGCAAAGTATCTTGTGGGGCAGACACCGTCCTATGCTTCTCATATTGCCATAGGATGTGGAGCCAAGCCAGTTGTTTCTGACCATGTATTTTCCCCTGCAGAGTTAACAGCATTAAAAGATAAAGAGTCTTTAGATTTTGAAATGTTTAGATCTCCAATTATTTCCAGGGGATTTGTAAATGAAAATGGATTATCTAAAGTAGTCTTAACAGCAGAATTGCCAACAGAAGAAAGATATGAAATTACTGAGGTTGGAATATTTTCTGCAGGATCGAACCCCGTTGCTGGGTCATTTGATAGTAGAGTCGTATACTCTTTTGCCGATACAGACAATTGGCGCTATAGCATTGATGGGGAGTCTCCAGTAGAAATACCTGTAGACTATACCCCACTTGATGGACAAAACAATAATGGAACAATTGCTAAGACACAAAAGGTTTTTTCTACAAACGCTGACAATAGAATTTTTACACAACAAGATAGAGTTGGAAGAAATGAAAGATGTAGGTTTTTAAATAATATAGTTGTAATGAGAGGAGACTCTTCCTCCCTTTCATATAATACTCAAGGGGGCATGGTACCATTAACACTATCAGATTATATAATCTTAGATAAAACCTCAACAGACTTTACTAAAAACGGCCCACTTGATGAATTAAGGTTGGCGTTTTCTATTGTAAATAAAGTTGCCAATTCAAATACAGTACCAGACAATGTAAAAATACTTTTGGAGTTTTCTCATCCTGGACCAAACGCAAGTATTCAGTATGCAAAATTTGTAGTAGATATTGATAATATTAATTATGATCAAGGAATTTCTGAATATAAACACAACTTTCAAAATAATAGATATGTTGTAGTAGCAAAAAAATTTCAAGAACTAGATAAAAGTTTAAGATTTGATTGGGCAAGCGTTTCTGTTGCAAAAATTTATGCATGTGTAACTAAGGCAGGATCACCGTCAGATTTATTTTATGTTTGTTTAGATGCCTTAAGAATTGAAAACACAACATCTACTAATTCGTTATATGGTTTGACAGGATATTCTATAATTAAAAATGTAAATTCACGACCAATAATTAAGTCAGCCAATACAGCAAATTACATAGAGTTCAGATTTGTTTTGGATGTTTAGCCATGAATAAAACTCCAGACAAGGGAATAAAAAATGTTGTAATTAAAAGAGATTCACTTGGAAAAGTAACAGAAAAAAACTCTGTAGTTTTAAGGTTTAGAATAATATCAGAAGACAAAAATAGAAAGTCCGCATACTCTCAAATATTCGTTGCTGAATCTGGAGAAGTGCTGTTGGGTGCAGGGGATATAAATATCCTTGGTAACACAGTTATGGTTAACTGGTCTGCTGGAGAAATTTCAGCACAAATAATATATGATGTTTTTGTAGGATTTGATTCTGCAGCACCAACCTTTGTGGCATCAACTGGGTCTTCAAACTATTCATTTTTAAAAACAGGAACATCTTCTGTCCGTGTAGTAGTTCAAGCATCATCAACTAATCCAGCAATAAATCCTGACTTAAAAATCTATGACTCTGGAATAGTCAGTCTGGTATAATTATATTATGGCAATTTTACCTGTACCCGAAAGAGGGCAGCCTTTAGACGTAACATATATCTATCAGATAGTTAAGGCTCTTAATGATCTTTCTACCCAGGCATCAACATCAACATACAAGTATGTCACAGTAGATACAAAGAACTCAGGAAAGCAAAGTGTAAAAACTTCTGAAGCAAGAATTATTGGTGGATTTGTTCAAGTTACTTCTGGTTCATCACAGACTGCAGGATCTATCCAGCCTTTTTCTTATAGCCTTCCTAGCGAGTTTAAGTTTCCTCCAATTGTTACGGCAACGCCAATTAACATTGGAAATACTGATGCTGGAAAGGATGTTACGGTTACGCTATTAAGCATTTCAAATTCAAAAATTGAGGGTACTGTAAAATTTAATGTTGGTGGAGATACTACTGTCGGGATTAATTTATTGATAGTAGGAATCCCCAACTAATGATTTTTTGTAAAAGATGCAAAGGAAGAATGTTTATTGATAGATCATTTTCACAAATAAACAATCTTGAAATATATTGTATGTCTTGCGGGTCGAGAACATTTTTTCATCCGCCTAGTAATTCACAGGAGGGCATGTGGCTGTTAAAAAGGGAACAATTCAGAGCGAAGGTTACAATGTCCTCCCTGTAATATCAGGGAACAAAAAGGTTTGTTTTTTAAATGGTGACCTTGTAAGAATTCATCATTTAAATAAATCTAATGGAATAATGTCTGTTTATAATATTAATAAAGACAGGATCGAAAGTTGTTTAATTAATGATTTTAAAAAAAATAAAGAGCGAGCATACACGGTTGGAGAGACTGCTAATTTAGTTAATCGTCATAAAAAATATATGCCATCTCTTATGAGAAGAGGAATTATTCCATTTCCAAAAGGTTCTCAAAAGGGTGGAGAGAGAGGTTTCAGAGTTAGATCATATTATTCAGAATCGCAAGTAAAAGAGATTCGTGATATACTGGCTACATACCATATTGGCAGACCAAGAAAAGATGGACTAATAACAAATGATATTACGCCCAGTAAGCAAGAGTTGACAAGAAGAATGGGCGATGGTATACTTACATATACGAAAACAGAAGATGGGCGATTTATTCCTGTATGGGGTGAGTCTATTTAGCGAAGGGTATAAGAATGGGAAATGAAGCAACAAAGGTATCTGTAACGCTTGGATACACATTAAATCTAGGAAATTTTCAATCACTAAGGCTAGACCTTGGGGTAACAGACTCAAAGCGAGACGGAGAAAATACAGATCAAGCATTTGAGCGTGTTTACAAGTTTGTTGAAGATAAACTTACAGCAAAGATTTTAGAAGCACAGACCGAAGCCGAAGCAAAATAATGGCAGAACGCAAAGACCGCATGGCTTTGCTTAGTCGTTATAGTAAATTGCACACTCAACGATATGAGCAGAAGCCATCTCTCAATCTTAATGTAGAGCAGTGGGCTGCAGATGCACTAGTTGAGTCGTATGGAATCTCGGTATGTTATGAGTTGCTAGATTTTTATTTTGAAATTTCTACTAGTCCATCGTGGAATATTTTTGCCTACAAGGCTCAGGCATTGTTGGATAGTAAAAATGAAATAAACAAAGACAGAGAAGAGCGAGCACAACGCAGACAAAAAGCAAGGGAGTGGCTGAGTGAATAGTACAAAAGCAAGGTCATTGACCAAGGCCTTGACATGGAGAATCATAGCAATCATTAGCACCTTTGTGCTTGCTTGGTATTACACTAGGGATATTGCCTTTACTGTATCGTTTACAATTGTGTCAAATGTTATTAATTTTATTTTATATTATATACATGAGAGAACTTGGCTTAGGGTTAGATGGGGGAGGTCATGGAACAAAGAGACCGCTTAGAAAGATGGTGCGATAAACACAACCATAAGATGGGATTAATTAGGACTATTAGCGCATTAATTGTATTTATGCTGCAGGTGGTAATATTGTATAGGGTTTCACGATGAACGATGTAGAATCTAAATTAATTTCTGCAGTGCTGCAAGACAAGCAGATACATGTTCTCTTACAGGCTAATGTAGAAAACCTCTTAAAAACACACGGAGATATTTGGAATTTCATAAGACTGTATTTTGAAAATAATTCTTCCTTGCCACCAAGTGACCTAGTTAGAGAAAAGTTTAGAGACTTTGATCCAGTTCCAGGCGTTGGAGCAACAAGGCACCACCTTGAAGAACTGCAAGGTGAATACTTAAGGGATAGTCTAAAAGATATTCTTAGGTCTGCTGCTACTGATGTACAGCAGGGCGAGGGCGGTAAAGCGTTAGAAAATTTAATTACTCAGACATCAGAGTTAAAAAAGAATACTGCTGCTATTAGAGATATTGATGTAACAGACTTAGAGTCTGCCATTGCATATTTTGAAAATGTAAAGAAGCAGAAGGAACTGGGATATATTGGGATTAAGACTGGGCTTCCAGGGTTTGATAACTATTTACCTTCTGGAATCATGCCAGGGCAGTTGGGAGTGTTCCTTGCATATCCAGGTATAGGAAAGTCGTGGTTGGCTCTCTATTTCGCCGTACAGGCTTGGAAACAGGGTCGTAGCCCACTAATCATAAGCCTTGAAATGAGCGAGGCAGAAGTTCGCAATCGTGTATTTACAATTATGGGCGAGGGCCGTTGGTCTCATAGAAAACTTAGCAATGGAGAAATTGAACTAGAGATGCTAAAAGATTGGCATAGTAAAAATCTACAAGGCAAGCCAGAGTTCCACATTGTTTCAAACGATCAGGGTGGAGAAATTAACCCATCTGTGCTTCGTGGAAAGATAGATCAGTATAAGCCAGACTTCGTTATTGTTGACTACCTACAACTAATGTCTCCAAACCAAAAATCTGAAAATGAGACGGTACGCATGAAAAACCTATCTCGTGAACTTAAACTAATGGCCATTGCAGAAGAAGTTCCCATTATCGCTATTTCTTCTGCTACCCCAGACGATGTGACCAAACTAGAGGCTGTCCCAACGCTTGGTCAAACAGCATGGTCAAGGCAGATTGCATATGACGCTGACTGGGTGCTGGCCCTAGGTCGTGGTGCCAATAGTGATGTTATTGAGTGTGCTTTTAGAAAGAACCGAAATGGGTTTATGGGTGATTTTCTAGTACAGTGTGATTTTGACAAGGGATACTATAGGTATAAAGACTTTGAAGATAAGCAGGTATAATATGGTATGTCAAAAAATAAGGAGAACATCCCGCCAGATTTCTATCACCATAAGCCTTTAAGGAAGTTTTTTATTGATGGCGTTATTCAGGATGAGGCTCTTTTAGGAAGATTAAAAATTGAATATATAAGATTGTTGGTCTCAGAAATGAGGTTGTGTGGGTATGTACCAAGATTTGATATTGACCCAGACTTTACAATAAGGTATAATGAGATAAAAGGGTTTTTTGAATTTGAATTATCTATACACGGAGTTTACGCAGGGAAAAGGAAGAGCGAATGGATAGCAGGGGTAGATGGAACCAATCCAATTCCTATACCGCAGAACAGGTCAAGCGAGTCCTTGCGGGGTCGGGCATAAACATAGAGTCTGAACTAGATGCTGACTTTATAATATTTTGTCCGTTTCATAATAATCACAGAACGCCAGCAGGAGAAGTACAAAAAAATAGCGGAATGTTCTTTTGTTTTTCTTGTCAAAAATCTGCAGATCTTATAGAATTAGTAATGCACACTTCTGGCAGAACATATTTTGAGGCAGCAAGATTTATAAAAAGCAAAGAGAAGGTTAGCAATCTTGCAGTAGAAATTGATCGTGCATTGGTTGAGAAAGAAAAATATAAGCCGTTTGATGAGTTAATAATTAAACGCTTACATAATAATCTTATTTCTTTAGATAGGCCTAAAAACTATTTTGCATATCGTAAAATAACACAAAATTCTTGTAGCAAGTTCTCTTTGGGGTATTCAGAAAAGCAAGACATGGTTACAGTTCCAGTTCATAGCCCAGACGGAATATTGTTAGGATTTGTTGGAAGATCTGTTGAAGGAAAAGATTTTAAGAATACACCAGGACTACCAAAAAGCAAAACCCTTTTTAATTTGCATCGTGTAAAGAAGTCTGATAAGGTATATATAGTTGAGTCTTCTTTTGATGCTATAAGACTAGACCAACTAGGAATTCCTGCAATCGCAACATTGGGAGCGAATGTATCGAACAAACAAATAGAATTGCTTCAAAAATATTTTAACAACATTTTTGTTGTTGCAGATAATGATGAAGCAGGAGGAAACATGAAAGACAGGATAGTTGAAAGGCTTGGCTCTCGTGTTTCTGTTATTAAAATAAACAAACAATATAAAGACATAGGCGATATGCCAGACGAAGAGATTAAAAGTTTAGGATTTTCGTTTGACAAAAGCATAGAGTCTATGCTAAACTAATACAAACACAAAGGAGAAATATATGAGCATTGTAAAGGGAATCAAAAACATTAATGCCCTGCTCGACAGACCAAAATATGAAAATGATGGACCAAAGGTAAAGTGGCTAAAACTTGCAGATGGACAATCTGTAAAGATTCGCTTCATCGAAGAACTAGATGAGGATTCTGCAAATTATAGCGAAAAGCGTGGCCTAGCACTTGTTGTTAAGGAACATGTTAATCCAAAAGACTATAAGCGCAAGGCTGTAGACACTATGGAATCAGAAGGCCGTGACTGGGCAGAAGAAATGCATCGCAAAGATCCAAAGGCTGGATGGCGTGGCCGTCTTCGTTTTTATTGTAACGTCTTAGTAGACGACGGTATCGAAGCACCATACGTTGCTATCTGGTCAATGGGTATCAGTAAACAATCATCATTTAACACAATTCGTGAGTATGCTCTTGAAACAGGAAGCATCTCAAATGTAGTGTGGAAATTAAAGCGTAATGGACAGGGAACTGAAACCAATTACACACTAATTCCATCAGCACCAGATAAGGAGCCATTCGATTGGAAAGATATCGAGCCTTATCCGTTGGAGTCAGCACTAAAAAAGATTCCATATGCGGAACAAGAAGCGTTCTACCTAGGCTTTGACAGTCCATCCGTAACATCGTCTACCAATACTGATTGGTAAGATGAACTACGTAGGCTTACATGTCCATACCCATTTTAGTCTTTTTGATGGGATTGCTACTCCAGAAGAATTAGTAGACCGAGCAGTTGAACTTGGTATGCCAGCATTGGCTATCACGGATCACGGAACATTATCTGGGCATAGAGAACTGTATCGAGTTGCAAAAGCAAAGGGCATTAAGCCAATTCTTGGTCTAGAAGGATACATGTGTGCAGACATATCTGATAAAAGAGATAAGTCTGAAAGGCAGGGTCAGCAAGATCTTGTTTATAACCATATTATCCTTCTAGCCAAGAATAAAATAGGTTTAGAAAATCTAAACAAGATTAGCGAATTAGCATGGACAGATGGTTTTTTTAAAAAGCCTAGATTTGATTTTAAGGTATTAGAAAAATACAAAGAAGGTATTATAGTTTCATCTGCATGTCCAAGTAGCGTTTTAGTAAAAGCATTAGAAGAAGAAGAGTTTGCCCTTGCTAAGAAGTACATAACATGGTTTAAGGATCAATTTGGCAGTGATTATTATATTGAGGTAATGCCACACAACCAAGCACACATAAACAAATATCTTCTTGATTTGGCAGACGAGTTTAATATTAAGGCTATCGTGACTCCAGATTGTCATCATTCACATCCAGGACAAAAAGAGATTCAAGAGTTTAAACTTATCATGAATGCTCACGCAAAGGTTTCCAAAGATGTTTCTTATGCAAAGTCAGCAAAGTGTTCATGTATGATGGACAGACTAGATTTATTATATGGCAAAGACAGAGAAGTAACATTTAACAAGTTTGATATACATTTGTTGTCTTATGAAGAAATGAAGTCAGCCATGGAGTCTCAGGGTATAGATAGGGAAGACATATACTCAAACACAATAGAATTGGCAAACATGATAGAGGATTACGATATACAAGAAGGCTTAAACCTTTTGCCAGTACAATATAGAAATCCAGATCAAGAGTTGGCAGATTTAGCATTTGCAGGTTTAGAAGAAAAGAGATTAAATAGCAACTGGCTTGGAAACGATATATATGAACAAAGACTTGAAGAAGAGTTATTGATTATTCGTGAAAAAAAATTCGCTCCATACTTTTTGGTTGTTAGCAATATGATTAACTGGGCAAAGAAAGAAGACATTCTAGTTGGTCCAGGTCGAGGATCTTCTGCTGGATCTTTGGTTTGCTATGCCCTAGGAATTACTGACATTGATCCAATAGAACATAATCTTTTGTTTTTCCGATTTATTAATCCAGAGCGTAATGACTTTCCTGATATTGATACAGATATTCAAGATACTCGTCGTGAAGAAGTAAAAGATTATCTTGTCAGACAATATAGGCATGTTGCTTCTATTGCTACATTTTTACAATTTACTGGAAAAGGAATAGTAAGAGATGTTGCTAGAGTTTTAAATATACCTCTGTCAGATGTAAACAAAGTATTAAAAACTGTTGATTCTTGGGATGACTACTGTACATCAAAATCAACACTAGAGTTCCGTGAAAAGTATCCAGAAGTGGAAATATATGGAGAACAACTTCGAGGTCGTATTAGGGGCACTGGCATCCATGCTGCTGGTGTGGTTACTAGCAAAGATCCAATCTTTAGATATGCACCACTAGAGACTCGCTCTTCTGCTGGATCTGATGATCGTATTCCAGTGGTTGGTATTGACATGGAAGAGGCTGAAAAAATTGGCCTTATTAAAATTGACGCACTAGGCCTTAAAACATTGTCTGTCTTAAAAGATACTATTGATATTATTAAAGATAGAAATGGCAAAAAGATAGACCTTCTTAAAATAAAAATGGACGATACCAATGTTTATCAAATGCTTTCTGATGGACACACAAAGGGTGTGTTTCAATGTGAAGCAGCGCCATATACTAATCTTCTTATTAAAATGGGTGTAAAAAATCTTGCCGAACTTGCAGCATCAAATGCTCTTGTTCGCCCAGGTGCAATGAATACAATTGGGAAAGATTATATTGAACGCAAGCATGGTCGTCAAAATATTGGATATACCCACCAAGTATTAAAAGAGTTTACGGAGGACACATATGGCTGTATTCTTTACCAGGAACAGGTTATGCAAGCATGCGTACACCTTGGCGGTATGTCCATGTCGGAAGCAGATAAAGTTAGAAAGATTATTGGAAAGAAAAAAGATGCTAAAGAATTTGATCAGTTTAAAGAGAGGTTCGTAGAAGGAGCATCTAGGTTTATTGCTCCAAATGCTGCTCGTGATCTGTGGCATGACTTTGAGGCTCACGCAGGGTACTCATTTAACAAGTCACACGCAGTAGCATATTCAACACTATCGTATTGGACTGCATGGTTAAAGTATTATTACCCACTTGAGTTTATGTACTCAGTGCTTAAAAATGAAGGAGATAAAGATGCGAGAACTGAATATCTTATTGAAGCGAAAAGAATGGGCATTGTCGTTAAACTACCTCATATTAATGATTCGGATATTGATTTTAAAATTGAGGGTAAGGGTATTCGGTTCGGACTCACGGCAATCAAATTTATATCTGATAAGATTGCAGAACGATATATACAGGCACGACCTTTTAAGTCTTATGCAGAACTTGAAGCGTTCACATTTACTAAGGGAAATGGTGTAAACAGCAGGGCACTTCAAGCACTAAAGGCTATTGGTGCTGCAACATTTCCAGATAACCCAAGGGATGATAAAACAATTAAAGAAAACCTTTATGAGTATTTAAACCTTCCAGAGTTTAATATTACCATTCCCTCTCACTATTATGCTTTTATTCAAGATATAGTAGATTTTGATGATAAGGGTTGCTATATTTTTCTGGGTATGGTAAAATCAATTAAGAGAGGGAAAGGGTGGTCTAGAGTTGAAATTTTGGACAAAACTGGGTCTGTCGGTGTATTTGATGATGAAAATACGACTATTGAGACAGGTCGTTCTTATTTGGTCCTTTGTGATAATAACAGGATTGTGTCTGCAGTTCCTGCTGATGAAATAAAAAATTCTGGTGCAGCATTGGTTAAGTTTTTAAATTACAGAATGTTGCCATATAAAGATAATGAAATGTTTGTTATATCATTTAAACCTAGAACAACCAAGAATGGAAAAAGAATGGCTTCACTTACCCTAGCAGATACCAAGAGAGATCTTCATTCAATAACAGTATTTCCTACATCTTTTGCAAAAGCGTATATGCATGTTAAAGAAGGCAATGCATATAAATTTGAATTTGGTAAGACCAAAGACGGAACAGTGATATTGGAGGATGTAAATGTCAGTTAGTATAGAAGAAGCGTTAGCACAGTTAGACCCTAGGTTAAGAAAAAGATTAGGTAGTGGCGTAGGTGTCAACTATGAGTATCAGCCAACATCAAGTTATGGTCTAAACAGAGCATTGGGTGGTGGTTTGCCTTACGGCAGGCAGGTTCTTATCTGGGGATCAAAGTCCTCTGCAAAGTCCTCTATGTGCCTTCAAATGATTGCTTTAGCACAGGCAGAGGGTAGGTTGTGTGCATGGATTGATTCTGAAATGTCTTATTCAGAAGACTGGGCTCGTAAAATGGGGGTAGATCCAGAAAAATTGATCTACTCACAGGCTAGAACTATTAGTGATATGGTCGATGTTGGTGTAGCACTTATGAATGCGGGTGTTGATTTAATCGTGGTAGACTCTATTACATCATTGCTTCCTGCAATTTATTTTGAAAAGGACACTGATGAAATGAAGCCTTTGGAAAATACAAAGCAGATTGGAGCAGAATCTCGTGACTTTAGTAACGCATGGAAAATGCTTAATTATGCTAACAATAAAGTTAAGCCTACTTTGCTTGTCCTTATTAGCCAGTCTCGTAATAACATTAATGCTATGTATACTAGCCAGCAGCCTTCTGGTGGTCAGGCTACTAAGTTTTATTCTTCTTGCATTATTAAGTTGTTTAGTTCCGAGTCAGACAATCAAGCGATTAAAGGAAAAATTAAAGTAGGGGATAAGTTAATTGAAGAAAAGATTGGTAGAACTGTGAAATGGGAATTGCAATTTTCAAAAACATCTCCAGGCTTCCAATCTGGAGAATATGATTTTTATTTCAGAGGAGACAATCTCGGGCTAGATACTATTGGAGATTTAGTTACTACAGCAGAGTTAAACGGAATTGTAGAGCGTACAGGAGCATGGTATCTTTTGCCAGATGGCACAAAGGTCCAGGGTAAAGAAGCATTTGTTAATCGTGTAAGAGAGGATCTTGACTTGCAAGAATTTATCAAGAATAAACTAAATGGCTAACTATAGTGTTTACGAAGGAAAATTTCCTTGTAAGACTTGTAAGCAAGAAGTAAAAACAGTAAGAGTTTATTTAGATACAGGAATGGCATCTTGGATGTGTTCAGATAAACACTTGTCTGAATGTCATTTGTTTAAGGTTGGATATAAAACAAAGAAGAGAAAAAATGACAGAGAAAAGTGAAAGCAAAAGAATAGGCGCAAGACAGCATAAAAACTCTGGGCGCAATACTCAGAAAGGCGATGCGTCTTGGAATAATTTCGTTCTAGATTTTAAAGAGGTTGAAAAATCTTTTACTTTAAATAAAGAAATCTGGGCTAAGGCTACTACAGATGCTATAAGAAATGGAAAAGATCCAGCCATAGTGGTCGTAATAGGCGAGGGTAATGCAAAGGTAAGACTTGCTATAATTGAAATGAGCATACTAGAAGAACTAATGGAGGAATAATGGAACAACAACAGACAACAATAGATATGGTAAATGGTTTATCCGAAATTGCAGAATACATGCAGGATGAGGAATTGACTACGGCACTTACCTTTATTGCTAAGATTATTATGAAACCAGATATACCTTTAAATGTAGCCACAGTAGAGATTGTTCGTCTACAGGCTATTGCTGCCAAAATGTCCTTAAAGGCAACATGGATGGCCAATGTTGACAAATCAGACAGAGGAAAGAAGAATCTTTACTATACGGCAGCAGAGTCAATCAACAATCTTGTTTCTGCCTTAAAGTACATAATTCGATAATCTGATATACTTATACTAAGAGAAACGAGAAATAATGACAAAAAATTTACTACATACGGTTATGATAAAGCCAGAAGAAAAACCAGTTCATTCAATGAATGTTGCTGAACTTACTGAAAAAATCAACAAAGGCTATACTATTAAAAGAGTTCCAAAGCATACAGTCAAAAAGACTTTTGCTCCTTCTACTATTGCATATGGAAATGGAGAGTGTGCTAGATATTGGTACCTAGCATTTGATGGTCAAACATTTGAAGATAATGCTGATGCATATGCTGCAGCAAATATGACTAATGGGACTTTGTCACATGCAAGAATTCAAGCAGCAATGATAGACTCTGGAGTAGCAAAAGTTTATCGTAATGATGATAATGAGGAAACTACTGAGTTTAAGATTGTACACAGCGATCCCCCAATCTTCGGGTATGGAGATGTAATGCTTGATTGGCAAGGGGAAGAACTTCTTGGTGAAATTAAAACTGTGCCAAACGAAGGATTTGAGTATAGAAAAACATCGGGTACGGCCAAGACTGGCCACCTAATGCAATTGCTTATATATATGAAGATTCTAAAGAGACCAAAGGGTGTTATGATTTATGAAAATAAAAACAATCATGAACTTCTTTTGATTCCTGTAGAAGTAAACGATCATTACCGTCGGTGGGTAGACCAGGCATTTGATTGGATGAGGACAGTTCGAAAGGCATGGGAAGATAGAACTTTACCAGTCAAGAACTATAGGTCCAACTCCAAGATATGCAAGTCATGCCCAATTAGAAAAGCATGTGAGTCTGCAGGTACAGGCGTAGTTAAACTACCTCGCCTGGAGACTCTTAGTGAGACACTGTAACTTTTGTGACAAACAGTTTGATCAGTCAGTATCATATCAAATATACTGCTCTGTTAGTTGTAGAGACCTTGCAACAAAAGAAAAAATTGCTGCAAGGTATCTTCAATCTAAAAGATCAAAAAGAAAGGGCAAGGTAAGACTTTGCAAGTCGTGTTCTATGCCACTATCAATATATAACGATTACCCCATATGTAATACATGCTCTGTAAATCCAGATGCAGTAACTAAAGCAATTAAAAAAATAAAGGACAAGGCTAATGATAAAAACAAGTAGTCAGCCTGATGTTATTTGTGCAATTGATGCCAGCACAAATAGTCTAGCATTTACCATATACTCGTATAAAAAATTATCAGATCACGGGAAGATAATGTTTGAGGGCAAAGATATTTATGCTAAAGTTATTGATGCTAACAAGAAAACAAAAGCCTTATTTGATTACTATGATTTAGTTGAGGCTATTGTTATTGAGCATACAGTTTTTATGAATTCCCCCAAAACTGCAGCAGATCTTGCTCTTGTACAGGGAGCAATTATAGGTGGCGCAGGTCTATCTAATATTAAAATTATTGGAAAAGTATCTCCGATAACTTGGCAATCATATTTAGGTAACAAAAAACTAACCAAAGAAGAGCAATTTCAAATTAGATCTTTAAATCCAGGTAAATCATTATCATGGTATAAGGCATACGAAAGAGATTTTAGAAAACAAAGAACAATAAAATTATTAGGTATTATTTATGATAAAAAAATAACAGACAACGATGTTGCAGATGCAGCAGGTATTGGTCATTGGGCAATAAATAATTGGGAAAAGGCGGTGCAATAATGCCAGAATTAAATGCAAACATACCCCCAATCGATTGCTATGTTCGTGGAAACTATTTAAGAAATCAAAAAGATAGCCATGATAAATATTTCCCATGTGTTGTTTTTGGGGTAGCAAGCGTAAAAAGTAGAAGCCCACTATTCCATATAATGATGGAAGATGGTGGCTTATGGTGGAGAATGCCGATCAGCGCATTTTGTACAGAGCCTGGAGTTCCAGAACAGGATATTCATAACTTGGTTTTGTGGAATTGTTTTAGTCATCATATATCCGTAACAAAATTTGAAAATTTAACAAATTTAAGAATGTCTTACATTGACAGAACAAAAACCCATCACAAAGGAACATATTTGTTTACTCTTGATTGGCATAACCCTGATACAAATGTTTTAGACGATGGCTATTCAGAAAGTCCAGCAGAGCACAAATGTGGTCATGTCATTCAAAGAGATGATGGAAACTATGCTATACAGCCTAACAATCGGGTTCGTATTTATGAGCCTTCGTTTACTCTTAAGAAAGACTTTGTCATTGACAGGATTATTAACGAAAGAAAATGGGATGTAGAAAATCAAGATAAGTGGACTTTAGAAGATTCTAATAGATTTCATTATGACATAAGTGCTATGGAAAATGAAGGTGGTCCTGTAGTTGATGATGAAATGCGTCCAGTAGTCAGAGAGGCTTTTAATCAATTCTTGGCTGATCCAAATACTGAAGCAATAATGGAAAGATTAAAATATATGGAAGAGAACGGCATATGAAAATACTGGTATCAATAATATCTTATAAAGAAGCAGATTTAAAAGGAACAGTTTCAGACTGTTATTCAAAAGCAAAAAATAAAAATAATTTATTTTTTTCTATTGTAGAGGAACACTTTCCAGAATTTTATTCTAATTTAAATTTTATACCAGAAGAGCAGATTCTATATAGAAAATTTGATTTGTCAAAGTATCGTGGCATCCTTTGGGCTAGAGACCTTACAACAAAAAACATACCAGTTGATTTTGACTATGTGCTTTATATTTGTGGTCATACAAGATTTGAACAAGACTGGGATATAACATGCTTACAAGAATACGCAAAAGCAAAAGCAAAATCTGAAACTGGAAAAGCCATTTTAACTCTTTGTCCACCAGACTTTGAATACAACGATGACTGGTCTATTAAATATAAGAATCATGTAAAGACTAACCTTTATCATCCTTCTATTACTGGATGGGATCCAATAAAGCAAAAGGTTGCAGACTTTATTCCAGGATATTGGTTTCCAATTGGAAATGTACCGCCAGAAGATGACGATGTTCATGAAAATTATTGGGTACATTTTACATGGTGCTTTGCAGAAAAATTGTATATTGATGAAGTTCCATTAGACCCAGAAATGAATTTTAATGGAGAAGAGCCCTATGTGTCTTTACAGTCTTGGGGTAGGGGTTGGAGAATGTTTGCAACATCAAAAATTTTTTCATATCATCATCTTTCAAGAAAATATCCAGGAGAAAAATTAAGTAGATATGACACCGCCAGGCCCTGGGCAGATGACAAGAAAAAAGATCATTGGGAGCATTCAAGAAAAGCAATGTTAAAACTTAATTTGCTTTTTTCTGGAAGACTGACTGGAGTCTATGGAAATATTCCTTTAGAGGTTACTCAAGAGTATTGCAGAAGAAGTGGTATTTCTTTAAGAATGACAGAATACAATCCAAATTATGATAAAATTAATAGGTATCAGCATCATGTTCTTAATAAAGATAAGCCACCAGTAAAAAGAGAAGATTTAGACTGGAAAGTGCCAGGAGTTGACAAATAAAGTTATGGCTGCTAAACTATATACAAGCGAGGCTTTTATGCGTAAACGTTATTTGATGGATAAAAAGACTCCAGAGGAAATTGCAAAGGAGTGTGGGGTAAGCGTAGAAACTATTTATGTGTACCTTGCTAAATTTAAACTAAGGAGGTCAAAGAGATGAAAAAGATACTGTTGTCTATTGTTGCATTGGTTGGTGTGTTGTCGTCATTAGCAGCCATATCCCTAATTAGATTTGCAAAAAGTATGGAAGACTGGGAAGCGTCTTGGGAAGAAGAGGATGAAGATGAGTTCTGAAACACAGTTTACAATTGCTCAGGTTTGTGATGAAATTAAAGAAATGCTTATTGCAAAGAACAAATCTTATGGAGATTCTGCATTAAATCCAGTAAGAATCTTTGCTACATCTGACAGCGTAGAGCAACTACATGTTCGTATTGATGATAAGTTATCAAGAATAACTAGGGGCGGATCATACATTGGAGACAATGATATAGATGACCTTATAGGATATTTAATACTTTTAAAAATTGCAAGGGAACTAAATAATGTCAACTGAAGATGATTTAGTTAAACATCTTGATCAGGTTAATCAAGTAGTAGAAGAATACCTAAAGGGTAATGATCCCACCGTAATTTCAAAACAACTTGCTATACCAAGACAAAGGGTAGTAACACTTATTAATGAGTGGAAGGTTATGGCATCTGCAAATGATGCTATTCGTGCTCGTGCAAAAGAGGCACTGGCTGCTGCCGATACGCATTATAGTAAACTAGTATCCCGCACATACGAAGTTATTGACGAAGCATCTATGACAAACAATCTTAGTGCAAAAACTGCTGCGATTAAATTAGTTATGGATATAGAATCTAAAAGAATTGACATGCTACAAAAGGCTGGACTGCTTGAGAATAAAGAACTTGCAGAAGAGATGGTACAGATTGAAAGACGACAAGAAATTTTAATGGGAATCCTTCGTGATATAGCATCAGAGCATCCAGAAGTTCGTGACGAGATTATGCGTAGGCTTTCCGATATTGCTAAAAGAGATGAAGTGATTACAATTGTCCACGACGTTCAATGATTTCCTTGAAGCCCTTGCTGACAACCATTTTGAAGAAACTCCAGTAGACGCAAAAACATTTGTTGAGTCACCAGACTATTTGGGTCAACCAGCATTATCTGATATTCAGTACGATATCGTTCAGGCTATGAGTCAGGTATATCGTAAAGAAGATTTACAGCAAATCATGGGCGAAGAAGAGGGTGCTAGATATTTTGAAAAATATACTAAGAATGAAATTATCCTTCAACTTGGCAAGGGAAGTGGAAAAGATTTTACCTCTACTGTTGCCTGTGCTTACATTGTGTATAAGTTGTTATGCCTTAAGGATCCAGCCAGATATTTCGGAAAACCCTCTGGGGACGCTATAGACCTAATCAATGTGGCTATCAACGCACAGCAGGCAAAGAATGTTTTCTTTAAAGGTTTTAAAACAAAGATTGAAAAGTCCCCCTGGTTTGCGGGTAAGTACGAAGCAAAAGTAGATTCAATAGGATTTAATAAATCAATTACAGTTTATTCTGGACACTCAGAAAGAGAATCACATGAAGGACTAAATCTTTTGCTTGCAGTTCTTGATGAGATTTCTGGTTTTGCATCTGAGGTTGGTACAGGAAATGAACAAGGAAAGACTGCAGAAAACATATACAAAGCATTCCGTGGATCTGTAGATTCTCGTTTTCCAGACTTAGGCAAGGTTGTTTTACTTTCATTTCCAAGATATACAGGAGACTTTATTTCAGAAAGATATGAGTCTGTTATTGCAGAAAAAGAAGTTATAGAAAGAACACATGAATTTATAATTAATCCACTTCTACCAGACACGGAGGCAGACAACAAATTTGAAATCTATTGGGAAGAAGATGAGATCACTTCATATAAATATCCTGGGGTATTTGCATTAAAGAGACCCACATGGGAAGTCAACCCAACAAGAAAAATTGATGATTTCAAGACTGCTTTTATGACAGATCTTGGAGATGCTATGATGCGTTTTGCATGTGTTCCAACTTTTGCATCAGATGCATTTTTTAAACAGGTAGAAAAAGTAAGAGCCTGCATGACACTTAGAAATCCAATAGACACCTTTAAAAGGTTTGATGAGTCGTTTAAACCAGATCCAAATAAAAAATATTATGTCCATGCTGACCTTGCACAGAAACATGACAAGTGTGCAGTTGCGATTGCCCATGTGGAAAAATGGGTAAACATTCAAGTAATTAATAACTATGAACAGGTTGCTCCAGTTGTTATTGTAGATGCAGTAGCATGGTGGGAGCCAAAGTTAGAAGGACCAGTTAACCTTTCAGAAGTAAAGCAATGGATACAAAACCTTAGAAGGATAGGGTTTGATATTGGCATGGTTTCGTTTGATCGTTGGCAATCGTTTGATATTCAAAATGAATTAAAGCAGGTAGGAATGAAAACTGATACTGTTTCTGTTGCTAAAAAACATTATGAGGATATGGCAATGCTTGTATATGAAGAGAGACTCGTCATGCCAGCAATAGAACTTTTGTTTGAAGAACTAACCCAATTAAAAATAATGAAAAACGATAGAGTTGATCACCCACGAAAGAAGTCCAAAGACTTGGCTGATGCCGTATGCGGTGCTATTTTTGGAGCAATATCGCATACCCCTAAAAATATAGAGTCTGAAGTAGAAGTTCATACTTTTAGGGATAGACCAAAGCAGGTTGACACACTTCCTGAGAACGTGATACAATATAAGCCTAGTCAAATAGAAGAAATTAAAGACTATTTGGATAGACTTAAAACAATATAACAATGAATAATAAAAGGAGAAAAATGAATTCATTTAAGAAAATTTCCCTTGCCGTGGTTGCAGCCATGACTATGGGTACACTTATCGCAACACCTGCAAGTGCTGCTGTAATGACAGTCGCTGTATCTCTAGACGGAACTGCTAACACAACCAATTCCTCTATTACTACACCTGCTGCATTGCCAGTGCCTGCTGATAACACAGTAGACTCTGCAGACGCATTACGCTTTATTGCAACTGTTTCATCAGGAACATCAGTTTCTGCTACCTGCACAAACTGCACAATCGTATCTGCTTTGCATACTGCTGCTGCTCCAGTAACATCAGCATCAGGCTCTTCAAGTCTGACCATTGCAACTGGCACAGGAACAACTGCAACGTTTTATGTATATACTAAAACGACAGCAATTGGAACCGTGGTTGTAACAA